CTTTTTTATTACAGGCATCAACCAATCCCAAGACTCGTGATACTTACCAATACCAGTTAGTTCTACATTCATAAACTTTGCTATGAATTTGTTATTTTCTTTAAAATCTGCTTTATAATTTGTTAGATCATACTTTTCCATAATAAATAATTTAAATAAGTAAAAAAAGAAGAGAGCCCGAAGGCTCTCATCTGTTATGCGTCAGGGTTGTTGAACGTTAGTTCTAAGAGAACTTCAACTTTGCCGTCTTTGTCAGGCTCAGTAGTACGTGGTGTACCGTCTTTGTCACGCATAGGGACAAGAAAGAAGTTGTCAGGTATCAGGAAGCTTTCTCCCTCTTGAATACCTGCAGGTAATCCTTCACGATGTACGTAGCAAGGAGTACTGCGTAGCTCAAGTGCGTGGTTCTTAACGAAAATTAGGGCACTCTTAGTGCCTCTGTCAGAGTGATAAATAGCTGTAGCCATAATCTAACTTTATTTGTCGATGGGGGGGTTTGTCTCCCATCCAAATATTAGTAAGGGTCGTTGACTTTGCTGGTCTCTATTTAAACACGCTCAAAAAATTTTCTAAAAAAATTTTCTAAAAAAAATATTATAAAAAAATTATGCTATGACTATACTTGTTACAGTTACTGGTGCAGGAGTACCTGCTGTGTCAAGAATGCCATTAGGAAACGGAGTAGGAATATTGATTACAGTATTTGTATATCTACTCTGAGGGCTTGCATTAGGATTATGTGACTGTGCTATTTCATTTGCTAAGAAGTCAGATACGTCATTATTGTTTGCAGCCATAGTACCGCTTAGTGTTAATACTACAGTTCTTCCTCCTTTGTACCAGATCTTAGCAGTTGTTGTAGAAGCCATGTCTACACCCACTACATCTTTAGTACTTAACAGAGTTCTTGAAGAGGATGCTGTTAGATAGATGCTTAAAAATTTTTCTTCCATGATATTGATTATAAGTTATTAAAAGATAAAGATAAGTAAAATGTATAACCTAAAGGTTTTACCTTATATTAAAATTACTGTTACGTTTATGATAGTAATTATAGTTAACTGCCTGGCTTTAAAGATATTGTGAAAAAACGTACTATCATGTTTGGTTGGCTAATACTATCACGTTTGTAACAGTACTGACCTAACACCGTCTGATAGTCAGACTATCATGTTTGTAACAGTAAGCCCTGTAAACTATTTTAATTATGCAAGAAAAATAATAATTTTTTTTATTTTTTTTATTTTGTAGGGCTTATACATAAATATTTATATATTTGTTGCTATAGTTATGAAGTTATCCAGTGTTTTTATTTCTTGTTATACCTGGTAACGACTTTTTCATAATGTTTAGTTTATAGTGGTTGAACCCTTCTAAGAAATTAGGAGGGTTTTTTTGTAGTAAAACAAAGGTTTACTATCATTTTTTGATATTATTACTATCATATTTGTAACAGTAACTAAACTTTTTTATATTTGTACTATCAATTATTGATATAAAATTATATATTTGTGATGTTTAAACGAAGAAAAAGAAAAGTGATAACAGTTTATTTAGATACAAAAGAAAGTATTTTATTAAAGTCTAAGGATAGAACTTTCCATGTCTTGTATTATATATTAAGACAGACTGATATGGAAAAACATATTTGGTATGCAGATAAAGTACATAAAGAACATATCATGAATAAACTTGAGATATCACCTGTGACATTAGACAAACACATTAGTTCTCTAAAACAACGTAACTTAATATTAGTTACTTCTGTTAGGGGGAGATATAGATTAAACATGCAAATTTTTTCAACATAATAAATAATAAATAAGATGGCAAAAGAACAAACAACAATGGCTACTGAGGTGAAAGGAGAAGAGAACCAAGAAACAGTGATGCCTAATGAAGAGAAAGTTTCTCTAAAAGATCTGTCTCCAGAAGAGTTTGGGGCTTACAGAAAAACTCAACGTGATGCTTGTGGAGCAGCGATTGATAAGTTATTAACTGAGTATCAAACAGACTTGACTGCAAGAGTAATTGTAGGAGCAGATGCTGTTATTCCTCAAGTGTTTTTAATAGATGCAAGACCAAAAGCTCCTATTCAAGAGTAAAGATCTTATTTATTTATTTGATAAAGAAGAGTCTTTACAAGATACTATTAAAGAATATTGTATTAAGAAAGATATAATAATAGAAACAAGGTATCTTATAGAAGACTCTGATTTATATACACTAGAAATTAAAATAATATCATGAAAGCAAAACAACAATCGGATCAACTGTTCAGTATTATAGATGCTGTGTTTGACGGAGTAAATAACTCTCAACAAAGACAAGGAACAGGAAAGATGTTTACCTATGAATTAAAACCTACAGTAGATCTTAAAGATAAAGATGCTCTGACTCAGTATAACTTTACTGTTAAACTAAGAGAAGCGGGACATCCAGAAAGAGAACTGCAGACTATTCCATTTACAAAGCCTAAAGATTACGATAAGTTTAAAATGGAAACTCAAGTACTGATGGCAGTGTTAACTATTATAACAGAGACTACTTTGTTGCACTGGGATGAGCTGGGTAAATTATTAAATGTAGATACTGAATTACAAGAAGTAGCTAGAAATTCTTAAAATGAAAAAGCATATTATCAACATACCAACAGATGATAAAAGAGTGTACAAACAAATACTTTCTTTTATGAACTTTCTTATGGGAGCTACTCCTCAAGAAAGAGATGTGATTGCAGAACTGATTGTGTTGAACCATGAGTACGCAGCATTGCCTGTAGATAAAAGAGCTAAGTTTGTTCTTAGTACTGATATGCGTAAGGAAGTTAGAGAAAAACTAGAAATAGAAGAAAAGCAGTATAACGGTTTAATCTCTAGACTTAAAAAAATACAATACATGGGTAACCCTGTATTGAGCTCAGAAGGAATATTAAATCCTGGTTTGTTATTTAAACCTGACTCAGATGGTTTGGAAATACAAATTAAAATGAGTATGAGTAAACAACCACTTCACAGAACTCCTGAAAAGGAAGATAAAGTAATTCCTATTGAGGAGCCCATTAAAAAGGAGGAACCTAAAAAATCGGGGAAGACAGCACCTCGTAAATTAGCTCCTCCTTCTAATGGAACTGATACTGTAATAGGAAGTAACTATTCTGACGGGGACATTACTATTCTGTAGATGGCAAAGAAACAAAAGATAATACTTAACGACTTAGCTAAAAAACATAACATATCTATAGGACAGGCTGAAGAAATTTTTAGTCTGTTTGTAGAAAAGATAGCTACTACTATTTCAGAAGAGGATAAAATGGAAGACGGGTTGTATGTAGCGGATAGATTTAAAACTATTCATATAGATAACTTTGGAAAATTTATTCCTAACTTAAACAAGATAACCTACGCTAATAAATATTTAGAAAAGAAAAAGAATGGACATTAGTATATTTGAAACTAGTTTTTGGACAACTCATCCTGAGATGAGATTTGCTGCTAAGTTAGAAGAGTTTTATAAACAAGATACTTCTAAAGATAAAAAAGAATCTTCTAGAATTATGTGGGCTATACAAATGTGTGAGCAACCTGAATCTAAATTTTATAACAGACCTAATAAGTATCAAGAAATGTCTAAGACATTTTTAAAGAATATTAAAGTTAATTGGAAAAAACTTTCTAGTATAGTAGAGTCTTATAGAGACACTGCATTGTCAGACGCAGAAAGAGCGCTAACTTCTTGGAACGAAACTATTAAGATGAGAGATCATGCTATTAAAGAGTTATACCAAGAACTACTTCAAGGAGGCACAGCTATGTTAGATACTAAAGCTTTAAAAGATGTAGACTCTATGTTAGCAGCTACTCCTAAAATGTTTGACGATTATAATAAAATTAAAGCTACCTTTGAAGAAGAAAAAGTTCACAGAAAAGGAGCAAGAACACTATCACTCTCAGACGAAGACGCATTGTAATGATAATAAACAATTCTAACTTTCTTACAGGAAAAGTACCTAACCTACACCCTGAGTTAGAATATTATGAACGTCTATCTTATTGGCAGGAACAAAAGCGTAGATGTATTGAAGGATATTGGGTTTCAGGAAAGTGGATGCCAGGTCCACTATATTACTATGTAAATTTCCATAACATATTATTTGAAGACGATAGTTCTGTTGCACAAGCTTCAGGACTTCCTTGGCTTAGAGATCTAGACTGGGAAATGTTTTATATATACGAAGAATGTAGAGGATTCTCAGGTTTTTCCAAAGATTTAAAGTATACTTGTGATAGAAAGTACGGACCTGAAAAAGATTTAGCTATCTTGTTAGGACGTACTACACAAAAAGAAATAAACAAAAAGGTATATGTAAATGCTAGAGAATACCTAAGACTTAACCACGGAAAAGATTTAGGCAAACCTCTTTATAAGAATGAGGCTAGACATTTAATAAGTATCCAATCTCGTGGAGGAGGAAAATCTTATGGAACATCAGGTCTAATAAATCATAATTATTTATTTGACGGAGCTACAGATTATGACGTATATTTAGAACGTAAAAAAGAAAAAAATTATATTGCCTCGGATACAATAGTAGGAGCTATTGACACTAAATATACAGGACCGTTAATTAAAAAAGTATTACACGCTTTAGAGATGTTGCCTGGAGGATATAAACTTTCTTCAGAAAAGAAACACCCTTCTCCACTATTGGTATCGCATACAGGATCACTTGCTGCCAATAAAGAGTATCAATCAAAAACAGGATCTTTGTTACGACATAGAACCTTTAAGGATAACCCGCTAGCAGCCAATGGTACTAGACCTAACCTAGTTGCTATGGATGAGATTGGTTTTATGTATAATATAAAAGAATCTTGGGCAGCTATAGAAGCAACACAACAATCTAAGCAGAAAAAGAATCTAGTTATTTGGGCCCTAGGTACTGGTGGTCTGGTAGCAGGTAGAGCTGCTTTATATGCAGAATCTATTTTCCGTAATCCACAAGATTATAACTGTTTAGTGTTTGAAGACATATTTGAGAACAGAGGAGATATAGGATACTTTGTTCCTTATACTAAAACTCTTAATGAGTTTAAAGACAAGCCTAATTTTATTACTGACGACAAACGAGCTAATCTTTATATTAAACATAGAAGAGATGAGGCTAAGAAATCAGACGATCCTTCTATATACCAGGGTGAAATTATTAACGGACCTATTATTCCTTCTGAAGCATTCTTAGTTGTAGAAGGCGCATACTTCCCTACACTATATTTAAAAAATCATTTAGCAGAAGTAGAAGGAGGAGAATGCCACAAGTATGTAGACAGTTCTTTTAAAGGAGAGTTAATTTTTGATGAAGAAGGTAAAGTAGATTTTTCTACAATACAAGATGCTAAACCTATAAGAAATTTTCCTTTAAAGAAAAACGATTCTAAAGAAGGTTGTGTAGAAGTATGGGTAAAACCACAAAAGAATGAAGAGGGGGTTGTTCCTAGAGGCACGTACATAGCGGGGATGGATGTCGTGGACAAAGCTAGAGCTACTACAAGCTCGCTTCCTTCTATAGTAGTAATGAATAGATTTACTAGACAAATTGTTGCGGAGTATACAGGACGTACAGACGACCCTAATGATTTTTATGAGATTTGTAGAAAATTATTATTATATTACAACGCTACAGGAATGTACGAGCAGAATTTACCAGGACTGTTCACATACTTTGAACGTAAGAAATGTTTGTATTTGCTAGCAGATACGCCTTATCAATTACGTAACTCAGATACATTTAGGCAAGGTACTAATACTTCTAAAGGTATTAATGCCTCAGAGAAAGTTAATCAAACGGCTAGAGATTTTATTAAATCTTGGTTACTAGAAAAAACTTCTAGTAATTCTGATAAAAGAGTTTTAGAATTGATTTACTCGCCAGCAATGTTGATAGAGCTTATTATGTGGAATAAGAGCGGTAACTTTGACCGTGTATCTTCTCTGGGCATGTTGTTGTGGCACGATGCTACAACACAAAGAAACATAGAAAAAGAAACAGTAGCTGTTAAAACATTTTTAGATGATGAGTATTTTAAAGATATGGGAGTACTACAATACTCAGAATCTAAAACAGTTTTTAATGACTTTAATGATCCCTTTAAACTAAAACATTAAATGTAAATTTTTATATTTAACTTTGTTACTTAAACAAATACTCTCATGGCATACAATTCTAATGTAAAATTAAATAACATTGTTAGCTTTCCCCGACAAAAGCTATCTGACAAACAAAAAACAGAAAAGTGGTTTAAAGAATGCGTAGACTACGCAGAAGATATTTTAACATCTGATTATGAATTAAGAGCTAATTTTAAAAATAAGCAAACTAATTATAGTCTACGTTCAAATATAATTAACCCTAAAGATTTTCAAAGATATATCAATCCTGATAATCTAGATCTAGAAAAACTTCCTGCACAATTCCAACATATAGGAATAGAGAATTCTAAAATTAATCTTTTACTAGGAGAGTATTCTAAAAGAAGAAAAGAATATCGTGCGTACTTATCTGCTAATGATAAAGAAGGAATTTCTAGAAAAGAAGCTGCTCTTAAAAAACAGATGGACCAAGTGTTTATGGATATAATCACAGGAGACGCACAATCTGAAGAAGAAGTACAAGCTATATTAAAGGAACAAACAGATTACGCTAGCTATGATTTTCAAGACATTGCCGAAATTACAGCTAATAGAATTCTTAAAAGAGAGTATAAAGAACAAGATTTAGATTTTTTATTTTTACGTACGTTTGAAGATCTTCTAGTTGCGGGTGAAGAGATAGTGTATTGTGGAGTATTAGGAGGGGAGCCTGTTATGAGAAGAGTAAACCCTATGAATCTTTACACATTAGGAGGAAGCTCTATGTATATAGAAGATTCTGATGTAATTGTGTGGTATGATTATTTATCTACTGGTCAAGTTATTGATGATTTCTGGGATGAGCTTACTCCTAAAGATGTAGAGTTTTTAGAGACAGGTACTAATACTAATTCAGATGCTTCTACAGCAATAGGACTTAATAGGGACTTTGCTATAAATGATATATACGGAGATGTAGATGCTTTACAAATATTTCATCCAAGTGAAATGGCAACTAGAACTTTTGCAGGATCTTTTGATACTGCAGGTAACGTAAGAGTTGTTAGAGCATGCTGGAGATCTAGACGTAAAATATACAAACGTAAATATTACGATGAAGACGGGGAAACTCAGTATGATTTTGTAGATGAGTTTTATAAAGCTAAAAAAGATTTAGGAGAAGAACTAGAAGAAACATGGGTTAACGAATGGCTAGAAGCTACTAAAATAGCAGATGATATTTATGTAGGAATGCGTCCTGTACGTTATGCTGGAAAATCTTTAACAAATAAATCTAAAGGTACACCTCCGTTTGTAGGATCAGTTTATAGTACTAATGATACTAGAGTACAATCTTTATCAGATGTAATGAAACCGTTGGCTTATTCTTATGATATTGCTTACTACAAACGTGAACTAGAAATTGCTACGTATAAAGGAAACTTTGCTGCAATTAATGCCTCTATGATTCCTGCAGGATGGAAACCAGCAGAATGGATTAGGTATATTACAGTAAACAAATTTGGATTCTTAGATCCTACAAATGAAATATTAAAAGGGCCTTCACAAGGAAAGTCTGCAGGAGCGTTTAATACACTGACTGCTACTAATGTGCAAATAGGAGATCCTAATGCTATTCAAATGTATACAAACATACTCTTGGATATAGAAAACACACTAGGTAAACTAGCAGGTGTTTCTGGAGCCAGAGAAGGGCAGATACAGAATCGTGAGGCAGTAGGTAATGTAGAACGTGAAGTTGCACAGACTTCTCACATTACAGAAAAATGGTTTGCAGTAGATGCTAATTTCCGTAAACGAGCAATGACTAAATTTTTAGATGTATGTAAATATGCCTATAAAAAGAATCCTAAAAAAGGCCAGTTCTTAATGGATGACATGGGGGCAGTTATGATAGAAAACTTTGATGAGTTTGCTGCTTCTGAAATGGATATACATATTGGTAATTCTACAGCAGATACAGCATTGTATTCTGAAATTAAATCTTTATCACAAGCAGCTATACAAAATGGACAAGCTAAGATAGAAGATCTAATTGCTATTTCTACATCAGAGTCTGTACAAGAAACTTCTCGTAAACTAAAAGCTTCTGCAGAACGTATTAGAAAAGAACAAAGTGAAGAAGCAGAAGCAAATAGAGCTTCTCAAGAAAAAATGCAAACTGAGCAAAATCAAATGCAAGAAAAAATGTGGGAAAGAGATGACTACCACAAAGAAGAAGATCGTAAAGTTAAATATGCTCAAATAGCAGCAAAGAAAGAAGAAATGTTATTCAAAGAAGAAAGTAATTTTATACGTGAAGGTTTACGTATAGATTCAGACGGAAACGGAATAGCTGATGAATTAGATTTAAGAAGAACAGAAGTAGATGAAAATTTTAAAGAAAATACAATTAGGGTTCAAGAAGGAAAACTGGAAGAAACTATTAGAGCTAATAAAGCTGATGAAGAAATTAAAAGGGAAAAAATAGTTAAAACAGAGAAAGCAAAAAAATAGTTATTTAATATAAAGCTATACTTCTTAGAACATAAAAGCTTAAAGAATGTTTATGTATTATAAAAATAATTTTAATATTGTAATTAAATAAAGACAGCAATGAGTAAAGGAGAGAATGAATTATTTGACGGTATTCAGATATTATCACCGCAAGAACTAGAAGAATCACAGTTAGGAGGAGAAACTAAAAGTGAGGATTCTGAAAATCTAGAAGTTTCGGAAGAAACAAAAGGAGAAGAAAAAGAAATATCTATTAGTGATGGTTTAACTATCATGCCACCAGAAGAAACGACTTCTGGCGAGGAAATTGAAACAACGACACCAGAATCTAAAGAATCTGTAGAAGCTCCAAAAAAAGGAACTACTCGTTACCAAGCTCTTATTAAAGACTTGATGAAAGACGATATCTTTTTAGGAGTTGACGAAGAAGAGATTGAAGAAATGTTAGAAGATGCTTCAGCCGATACAGTTAAAAAACTTATGGCTAAAACATTAGAGACACAGTTTCAATCACAAACAGAATCTTGGATGAACAACTTTTCAGGAGCTAAGAAAAGATTCTTAGAAATTGAAGATAAGTTTTCTGATACTGACCATGCTATACAAATGGCACAACGTTTAGATTACTTAGACAATGTTTCTGAAAATGCTATAGCAGAAGATGTTAACCTTCAAAAGAATATTTATTTTGAATATTTATTAGGTAAAAACTTTTCAGATGCTGAAGCTAGAAGTATGGTTGAAGAAGCTGACGGTATTGATAAGCTAGAAGAAAAAGCACAAAGAGCTTTACCTTCTCTTAAACAAAGTGCTGCACAAGTAGTAGCTAAAGCTGAACAAGACCAAAAGAAACAACTAGAGCAATATAAAAATGCTCAGAACCAACAGTTTAATAATTTAATGACTACTGTAGATTCTAAAGAAGAATTTATAAGCGGACTAAAACTTAATAAAACTGTTAAGGATAAAATTAAAGCTAATATGACTGCCCCAGTCTACAAAGACGAAAACGGTAGAGAATATACTAGTTTAATGTACAAACAAATGAAACAGCCTGCAGAATTTCAGGCACTCATGAGTTACTACGATCAACTAGGACTTTTTGATGTTAATAAGGAAGGTAAATTCACTCCTAACATTGATAAGATTAAAAGAGTAGCTAAAACAAAAGCTGTATCAGAATTAGATAGAGTGTTAGCATCAGAAGAAGAAAGAGGTCTAGGTAGACAAAACTCTTCTAAAGTTTCAGGAAAAACTTCTGGAATTTTAGATATGCTAGAAAGAGGTTACAAAAAGAAAAAGTAATAAATAAATATATTCGTTTAATAAATAAAAAAAAAGAAAAATGTCACAATTACTTCCGTTACAAAAGTATGCTGCTGTGGATTATAATGGTCTTGTTACCGATAATCACTTTCATGCTTTGTACCAACAAAAACCAGAATTGATTTCTAACGTAATCAAGTCTATTTACAAAACTAACTTACAAGGAAAATTACGTGAATTCGTAGATCGTTTCCCTGTAAAAGAAGTTGAACAAGAAAACGGTTTCTATAACTGGATGTTACAAGGTCAGCACGATAAAAATTTAGCGCTTGTTGATGCTGAAACAATCGGTGGTCTTACTATTTCTGCTGGAACTTTTCCTGCAAATGTAGGAGCAAATGGAGAGCGTTTCTATCTTATTTTTGACGAGCCTTTGTTTGAAGAAACAAATGTTTTACGTGGAGAATCTGATGCTTACCACTACTTAGTAAAAAAATCAATGGACGCAGGTTCACGTTACAAAGTAGAAGTTGAGTTACTTACAGATGATACAAACACTTCTGTTCCTTCTGATGAATTAGCAGTTAGTACTCGTTTCTCTAAATTCTACGGAGCTACGCCTTCTACATTGTCTTACCAAGGTGCTGAACCTTACTACACTTCTCCTTGGAGAATGGAAAACCGTCCTTCTACATTGCGTATGCAGTATGAAGTTGCTGGTAACACAATCAACAAAGGAAAAAATGAGCCATTAGAATTTGGATTCAACTACAAAGGTGAAAAAGAATCAATGTGGATTAACTATCAGGATTTAGTTGCTCACCACCAATTAGAAGAAATGTTTGCAAGAATGTGTCTTTATGGTAAGAAAAACTGGACTGCTGATCACAAGTACTTAAACAAAGATGACAAGACTAAATATGCTATTGAGTCTGGTGCTGGTTTCTTTGAGCAAATTGCTCCATCAAACGTACACTACTACAATACATACGACCTTGATTGGCATTTAGAGATGTTACTTGATATGGGTGTTGGTAAACTAGAGCGTGGAAAACGTGTAGTTCACATCATGACTGGTGAGTTTGGTGCAATTGAAATTTCTAAGCAAATTTCTGCTAAAACTGCTCAAACAGTAACTATCATTTCTGACAGATGGTTAACAGGTAAAACTCAATCAGGAACTATTGGAGGTAGCAATACTTACTCTTCTATGGAGCCACAATATAACGTATACCAATGGTATAACGGTGTTGAGCTTAGAGTTGAGATCTTAGATTTCCTTGATGATGATGTATACTTCCCACAACGTCACCCAGACGGTTCAGGAATTGTTGAGTCTCACAGAATGATTGCTCTTGACTATGGTGAAGATGCAGGAATCTACAGAGTTAAACCAAAAGGTGTTCCAGATTATAACTGGGCATACATCGCAGGTATGCGTGATCCGTTTACTGCAGGTGGTAAAGGTTCTCCTAAATCAGTATCATCAGCAATTGATGGATATGAAGTTCACTTCCAAAAATGGGGAGGAATGATGATTGAAGATCCTACTAAAGTTGTAGATTTACGTTTAAACGTAACTAAATAATTAATATTAAATATAGCTCCCTTACTCTAACAGTAGGGGAGCTTATTTAAGTTTTTGAGGAAAAATTTAATATAATAAAGACAGCAAAATGAGTGGAGAAACAAAAATTAAGGCTAAAACAGCCGAGAAAAAGATTATTTGGGGTTCTTTTTTAGAGAACAGAACTGTAGAAGTTAAACCCATAGAGTCTTCAGGAAAGTGGAAAAAATTATTAGTAGCAGGACAGGATCTTACAAAAGAACCTTTCATGTTTAACAAAGTAAAGAAAAGCTTTCAAGTTCCTTTAATGAGTGCCCGAAAAGGCGGAGGAATTAAAATGATACTTGATGACATTGAAAAAAGAATGATCAAAAAGTATGTTCAAAAATACCCTGAAGGTATGACTGAACGTGAGTTCTTTGAAGAGGAATTAGGTGTAGACCTAAATCCATATAATACTCCAGATAAAAATTTCTGGAGAACAGATAAAAAAAGTAGAGTTACTTTAACTAAGCAAGGTATGACTCTTAATTTAAATACTGCTTTAGGTATGTTTAGGTATAAAATTTTAATATCTAACCATAACTTAATCTCTCCTTCTTATGAAGATAGAAGAAACAGAGCTACTTATGAATTCATGATTGTGAATCAAGGTAAACTTATTTCTCAAAGAGCTGAAGCAGGTAAACTTAAAACAAGAGCTTTTGCAGAGTATGGTAAAATTGTATCTAGTGATTCTAACATGAAAGGATTTATTAGAGCGTTAGGAAGAACAATTCCTGCTAATTACAATAGTGATTGGTTAGAAACAGAAATACTACAGGTACTAGAAGAAAGCCCTGCAGGATTTTTAAGAATTGTAGAAGATCCTACATACAAAGGTAAAATCTTTATGCAGCAAGCTGTTGAAGTTGGAGCCGTTAAAAAAATGAATGATAGACGTTATACTTTGGATAACGGAATAGAAATAGGAGATCTTACACAAGCCTTGAGGTGGATGGACGATCCTGAAAACCAAGACATGTATATGAGAGTTAAGTCTCAAGTAGAAATGGCTAATAAAAAATAAAATAAAATATGACTGCAAATGAAATGGCGAATGAACTAGATCAACAAGTAGATAGAGCTACTAGTTTTGGTTCCCCAGGATATGAAGATGTAGATTATTCTTCTGTTCTTACTGACGCTATGCATGTATATATTAAACAGTTCATTGATAGAAAAAATAACCGTAAAGGTGAAAGTTTAGAGGAAACCGAGGTAAGAAGTCAGGGGCTCAGTGCTCTTATTGAGAGAGCTGTGCTTACTGCTTCTACCGATCAAACAGGTACTTTTGCTAATGGTCAATTTTATGACCTTCCTAGAGATTTTATGTACACAATACATGAAGACGGGACAATAGACAAAAAGATTTGTACAGACGGTGTTACTCCGATAAATACTGTATTCAATGTAGTATCACATGATGAGGTTTCTAGACTGTCAAAAAATAAGTATAAGAAACCTTATTATACTACTTACGGTGATGCAATGACTTGGAGATTAGTGTTTTCTAGAGAAGTTTCAGGAGAATTACCTTCTGCTACAGCTACAGTTAAAAGACACCAATTAGTTACAGACGGAACTTATAATATAGAAAGCTATGCTATGAACTATCTTATAAATCCGCCTAACATTGTAGTAGATAGAGATACTGTTGCAGACCAAAGAAACTGTATTCTTGATGAATCAACTCATCTACCTATTATAGATATAGCTAGGAGTTTATTATTAGAAAGAGTACGAGAACAAGACTTAGTTAACACTATGTCTTCAAAAGATTTAGAATAAACAATTTAACATAAATATTAACTTAAAAAAA